GAATAGACGGCGGACATTGATACGATCAAATGCACTTGGTGAAGCCAATAAAGTCTTATCACCAAAAAGAACTGTACCTTGACCTGGGAAAGAAACTACTGGATTAACGCCATTCTTATATAGGTTATCACGGTCTGTCTTAGATGGATTAACTGCTAACTTAATTACATTCTTAATTTGACCACGATTTAAACCACCAGGTGAGAACCATGGATCATTTGTGTAATCTGTACGAGCACATAGACCAGCAACGTCACCATTTAATGGAACCCAGCGATACTTATCTGCATAACGGTCATACTGGTACTTATAACCTGAATCCATTACTGCATATGATGTGCTTGGTAAGCTATTACGATATGTATTGATTTCATTAATTGCTGAATCACCAGTACCAATAATAACATCGCCATTAATGCTTTCTGGTGAAACAAATACTACGCAATCCTTACGAACTTCAGCAACATTATTAATAATAAATGCTGCAGTAGCAGCTGATGTCTTACCAACTGGAATTAATGAAATATCATAAAGTTCATCATTAGCAAAGATTGAATATGCAGTTTGAATTTGACCATCAGTTGCTGTTAAGTCATCAACACCACCTGATAAAACTTTTGTAACTGCTGCTGAAATAGTATCAAAATCTGTTGAGGAAACTGAACCCCAATTGGTACCATCAGTAGTATGATCCATCCACCAAATATATTGTGAACGTGAATTGATTACATTTTTGTAATAGTTATTTGTGCCATCTGATTTACGATTATCATTTGCCTTTGAAACATAAGCAAACTTTTCTAATGTAGTACCATCAGAATCAACAACAACAACGTGTAATTCATCATTTGAACCACCAACAGCATTTGCCATTGATGATGTACCTGGTGCTGTATCAAATAAATTCTTATAAGCCCAAGTTGAGAATGATGCTGAGTCAGCCATAGAAACAGTGATACCATTTCCACGGGCGCCTGGATACTTAGCAGCCCATTCACCAACAGAGCCTTGACCATTTGAATAATTTTGCAAATAGTCAATTGTATTATTAATCTTAACGGCAGTACCGCTAGAAACAGCATTTCTGTGATTAACTGTATCAATACGAACAGTTAATAGATTATTAGCATAAGCTAAGAAATTAGCTGCAGTAAAGAATGACTGTGCAGTATCATCGGTTGGTTTACCGAAACGTTGAACTAAATTATTTTCTGAAGTAATTGCTACTGGATCTAGCACTGGACCCCAAGTGAAGACGCCAGCAAAAGCACCTGTTGATGTAGAAACGGCAGGCACAATTGATGAAAAATCTTTTTCTACTACTGAAACGCCAGGTGACAATTGAAATGGCATCGTAATCTCCTTATTACATTATACTTGTTACTTTGATAACAAACGTGTTCTTTTATATGAACGGGCTAGTACTTTTATATTTATAATTTTAAAGATTTAACAATTCTATTTGATCAGAAGTTAGATAATATTTATCTTTTTCTGGAATCATTTTATTTTCTTCCATATCTAACTTTTGTTTATCAATTATATTTTGCCCGTCATCATAAAAACCAAATGGAGTCATCGTTGAATCTATATATTCTTGTTTCTTTTCAGTAAGAGCTAGTCGTAAATCATTATTAGTTATATCTTGAAATATTCCTTGCTTAGTTAACCAAGCAAATAACCATAATGTTGTACATAAATCATCATTTATATCTGAATTATCTGCAGCATATGTCTTTCGGGTTAAAACAAATATACCTAATTCTTCAATAATACGATGTGAATTAATAATTAACTGATCTTTTTCAACTAAGTCTTTTAATACAGAACACCCCAATGATTTAACTTTAGATGTTGTTCTAATACCGGGATAACCTCTTAATTGTGATAATTCATTTCCACTTGTAAAATATAAATTTTCATATTCATAATCATGCCAAAGAGTATTTGATACTTCTTCACCAAGATCATTTATTTCAACTAAAATAAATGCATTATTATATTGTCTAGCAATATTGTATATAAGGTGAGGAAACTCAAGAGTAGTTATAGTGTTATCTTTAAATGTTGCAACAACTTCATATGGCATCTTAGTAATATCAATTACACTAAATGCTGAATAGTCTTGATGTCTTCCACGTGAAACATCAACTGTTATAGAATATGAATGATTTTTTTCTGGTTGTTTGAAGATTTCTAACTTATCTTTTTGAAATAATGGAATAATTGTTGGTATTGAAGCTAATTTAGCTCCATCAATAAGTGTATAAGATGAACCTTCAAATGTTACAAGAATTTCTTGACGAAATTTAATTTCACCAAGCGTTTTTAGTTGATTATCTGCCCATTCTTGATTTCGCTTTGGGTGTTCTGCCCAATGTCCAGTCACAGGAACAAAGTCATTATTACTATTTTCTGCATCACACCAAAGTTTATGAAAATGGTTTAAGCCATTTGGCGTAGATATAATTGCTAGTTTTGATGATTCAGAAGATGATATTGTTGGAAATACTGATGCAATAAATTCTTCTGCTAAATTTGGTTTAAGGTGGGCAAACTCGTCAAGTAACAAAAAGTTAATACTCATACCGCGCACTGCTGATGCAGATGTTGCAGCACAAATACAACGAGATCCATTTTCAAGAGAAAAGGATGTCTTATTCCATTCAATAACCCCTTGTTGGAGCCACTTTGGAAGATTTTCATACATAAACTGTACTCTAAGGAAAATTTCCTTAGCAATAATTTGTTTATTTGCTAGAATTGCTGCAGTTTTATTATCATTAAATAAAACATACCAAGTAATGTAACTAGCAACAACGGTAGATTTTCCGCTTTGACGAAATAATTTACCAATTACTTTCTTATTATTATGTAATGCTTCAATAATACGTTTTTGATATGGGAATAGTTTAAATTGAACAACACCATCATCAAGTGAAACAATTTTACAATAATGTTCAATAAAGTATAGTGGGTCCTTTGTACACTTAAGATATTCTTGGATATTATCTTCAGTAAAAGGAATCTGGACACCAGCTGCCTTTAGCGCTGGATTAGATAAGTAAAATTGCGTCATTTATAAAAAATCAGACCAATCTTCAGTAATAGTACTAGTAGGAGTAATTTGTGTAGCAGTAAATTCTCTATTTGGATCAGTTAACGTTGCAGTAACTGTTTTAATTATACCATTACTATTTACTGGGTTAAATAGATTAACCTTTAATGTAAAATTAAGTGTATGAGTAACAAATCTTCTTGTTTGAAAATCACCATCATACTCATCCACAACAGATATGTTATTTAAAATAACTGGAACATCTTGAATAATGTTCATATCTGGTACTGCAGTAATAGACATAGTATAATCTGGATTAAACGTAGGAAGAATCTGCTCAATAATTTGAAGAGCATCTTCCTGCGTTTTTGTTAAAATATATAATGAAATATCAATATTATATGGTACAGGTGCATATGTATAGGATCTTTCATCATCCTTTACACCACATGTAATTTTATTTAATTTTGCAAGTTTTCTAGAAGTATCATAATTATACCCAGTAATTTCAAATGCCATTCTAGGTAATGATGTATATGTATAATTTTCTAATTTTGGATCAGAATCAATACGAACTATCCACTTTTCCTTTGGCGAATATGCAAGTGGAACCTGTAAGCGTTGGACTGTATCACCAGTTACACTATCATCAGATTTACGGTCAATATATACGTTACTAAATAGGCGTCCAAAGGCTACTATTGTCTTTCTTATAATACCGTGGTAAAATACCTGTCCGCTTAACATTACAACATATCTCCAAATGGATTTGCTTCATTAAACACATTGTCAGATTGTTCAATAAATTTGTTATTATCACCATATGAATCATTTTCATCAATATTAATTTCAATTATGGCATTTGCAACTGCGCCATAACCTGATCCAGTAAAGACAACATCTGGTGCAACTTCATAACCAAAGCCGCCATCAGTTACATCAACTCTAACAACTTGTGTAGCAGTTTGAGGCGTATTACCTAATACTGCTACAGCTTTTGCTCCAGTGCCTGTTAATGATACAAATGATACTTCTGGGGCAACATTGTAACCAGTTCCACCCGAAAGAACATTAATTGATATAACTCTAGCAGAACCATTTCTTTCGGTGTCTACTGAGAATGTTTTAATATTTTCAATAGCATCAATATCGTAAACTCCGGTATCCAATCTTTCTGATGAATATTGGAATAGTTCTACTTGAAGCTTATAAACGTATAATTTACCTAATTGATAAAATGGATCTTGGTGCTGCACAAATTTAATTTCAAATAGAGCTTTAGTTAATGGAAAGTAAATTAAATCACCTTCACATGGTCTATTTAATAATTGCGCAGCAGAATATCTACCAATCATTTGTTCCCAACGCCTGCGGGAAACAACTAATGTAGCAGATTGTTCCATCATTAAACCAAATTTTTGAATAAATGCACCTTGACCCTCAAAACCATCAGTATTTTCTAAATACATTTCAATTTTAAAGGCTCTACCAAAGTATGATAGGCGATCTTCACCTAGTATTTCATCTTTTGCAACTAGCACTCTTGGAATATAATAGAATTCCAAACCATAAATGCTTAAAGATTCTATTACTAAGTCTTCATGGAAAAGTTGTTCTGCTTTAGTTCCATGTGAAAAGAAAGTATTACGTGGCATTTTAACCCATAAACCATTCTAGTGGTGCAGATTTATTCATTAACTCATCTTCAAGTTGCTTGATTTCATCAATAGCTTCATTATACATACCTTGGAAATCTATTGATACCCCACCAGGAAGAACCATTCCTTGGAATTTTTTACCATTTTGTCCCCACTGCTTCTTAAATAAAGCAATGACATAATGTCTTAACCAAGGTTCTCCCCAAACTTTAGTATATTCATTTGGATCTAATGCTCGATAACATTCAACAACAATAAAGTCACCAAGAGCAATATCAGATTCCCAATTGATATCTAAGCTTAGTTTATTTTGCATTCTATTAAATCGGAAGATTGGGTATCCATTCAATTCCAAATCTAATAGTGCTAAGTGATTCATTACAGTTTTATAATATATGATTGATGTTGATGTCAAA